AGCATCCAGAGAAGACCCAAGAGGAATGTGGCCAGATGATTGGGATTGGACAGTCTGCGTTTTCGAAGTACTTGAACAGTGCAAGGCGGAAACTGAAAAGGGTTTAAACCAGAACAAACGAAAGAAGCCAGCCTCCGGCCGGGGAAAGGGTATGCCGGGATTATTGAATTATGAAAATTGGACTACATGATGCAGAAAAAGAACATTTCAAACACAAGACCTTCCCGAACTTGGCACTGATGAAGATATCCGCATACCACAAGGGAAAGGGCGATGACGTAGAGTGGTGGAATCCGCTGTATAGATACGACAGAGTATATAGCAGCAAGGTGTTTGACTTCACTCCGATTGATCCGTATCTGCCCGATGATGCAATCAGGGGAGGGACGGGATATAGGGATATTCCGATAGATAGAACACTACCGGATGAGGTTGATGGAATGTTCCCGGACTACAGTATCTATCCGAAATGTGATTATGCTGTTGGATACCTCACACGTGGATGTCCGAATCACTGTCGGTGGTGTGTGGTTCCACGCAAAGAAGGAAACATCAGACCCTACAGGGAATGGCAGGAGATTGTCAGAGATGACTCGGACAAGCTAGTGTTGATGGACAACAATATCCTTAGTTGCGACTATGGAATACAGCAGTTGGAGAGCCTGATCGGGTCTGGCTACCGGATTGATTTAAACCAAGGGATGGATGCAAGGCTGGTAGATCGAGAGATAGCACAGATCCTTTCAAAACTGACATGGATACGGCATATCCGGTTTTCCTGCGATCAGAAGAGCCAGATCGAGCCGATACAGAGAACAATAGATCTGCTAAAAGAGAATGGAGTAAAACCGTACCGTGTATTTATATATTTACTGGTTACTGAGGAGCTTCAGGATGCATCAGAGAGGGTAGAAGCACTTAAGAGGTATAAGGGGATCAATCTATATGCACAGCCTGAGAGAAATGAAAGACTTGGCGTGATTCCGAATAAGATGCAACTGGAATTTGCACAGCGGTATATCTACGGCGGGTGTTATCGGACGGAGACATGGGAAGAGTATTGTAACAGAAAACGATTTGTACCTTGATAATTGAATATTGATGGTTGGAAGGGTATAATATCATTATTCTACTTTGGGGGACGTGGTTATGAAAGATATAATATTATGGTGCAATGAGAATGAAGGTTTTATATCCGCAGTATTAAGTATAGTGACTATAATACTTAGTGGAGTAGCGGTATTCTTTACGTATAAAATTGGTAAAATGCCATATAAGAAAAAGATGTCAGTGATACCATGTTATTATTCTGATGAACAAAAGGATATTATTCAGATTATGGTTGTGAATTATGGGGTTGTCCCATTGGTTATCAGTACTATTACCATTGAAGATGAAACAGGATTAACAGTAGGAGGAGTATTAAGTACTAAACCTATTGTAATAGAACCTTCAAAATGTTTTATGGAAGATGTGGAAATTACTGATGAGAATAGGATTATTTCCAATAACGCAATAAACTTGAATAATCATATTAAAATATGTATATGGGAATATGATGATACTAAAACGTGTTTTAAAAAAGGATTTCCTGTGGGGTAATTTTTGCCAACCATCAATATTCGGTGGTTGGTTTTTTGTTGCCCGAAAATGGGTGAATGTAGGAATTTTGCATGTTTTTAAAAATTGGCTTGGTCTTGAATACTTTGATTGGGTAAATGAATATAAAGGAGGATTGACATGACAGCAAGTGAAACACTTTTGTTAGATTATATTATGCGCTACACCTATTCATGTCCGATAAAAGATGATACGGATATCAATTTTTAAAAAAGAGTGTGTCGGATTCAAAGAATTAGGATGCCGGGATTGTATTATGAAGCATTTAGAGGAGTTAAGATGATATGCAAGAACTAGAGAAGATTCTGGAAGAGATGAAGAAAATTAAAGATGGGAACAGGAAAGAAAACTTATACGCAAAGTATCCACCAAAGGACGAGCAAGGAAAAATCCTCAACGGGTATTCGCAGGGATATGAAGATGGAACAGATAATTTTTACAATGTGATGGTAGATATCATCCACAAGCACATGGGAAATGACGGCTGGATTCCGGTGGAGGAGCGTTTGCCGGATAACAGAAGATCAAATTATGAAGTGACATTTATAAACGAGTGTGGATATGAGGAACATGGTTTTTCACAATGGTATGACGGAGAGTTTCATATTCCTGCTGTTGTGATAGCGTGGAGAGAGCATCTAAAGCCATACCGCCCGGAAAGGAGCGAGGAAGAATGATGGAGAAATTGATAAGAAACGAAAACGAGGCTATTGAAGCGATAAAAGCAAATATGCCAACAAGTGGGTATCAGATGTTGAGAGAGTCGCTTGATATGGCAATCAAAGCCCTCGAAGAAATCCAGCAGTACCGGGAAATCGGAACGGTGGAAGAGTGCCGGAAGGCGAGAGAGAAGCTACCTGTTGCAGAAGAAGCGATAAGGAAACTCCTATGCAGTGAATACGGCTCATCTTGTCAATTTTGTATACATGATAGTGACGAGGACGCCGTGTGCTGTAATATAGGCGGCAGTGGTAGCTGGTGCTGCAAAAATGCAAAATGGAACGGTAGATTGGAGTGAGGAAGAATGAGACTGATTGACGCTGATGAACTGATAAAGGACAGAGTAGAAAATGACCCTGTGAGAATCGCGGCTATGTGTGCGCCGACTGAATATGATGTGGAAGCAGTTTCCAAGGCGTTGAAAAACGAGATGGAATTTCCGGATAATCATTATCCAGAGTGGCGAACGAAGTTTTTAGAAAAGTTTGATAGGAGAATGTAAATACAGGAGGACTAAAAATGAAAATAAAAGCTCAGGACGGAAACATTTATGAAGCAAGAAACTTAGAAATGGACGTGTGTGTTTTAAAGTGTAATGACATCAAAGACAGGAGAAAAAACATAAACTTGGTAAATACAAAAGCCTTGATAGAGCAAGGGAGGTATTTTCAGAAATAGCATGTTGCCAAGAAAATTATTTTGAAATGCCGGAGGAATAAAATATGGATTTGTGCATTCTTTGATTCGAAAGGAGAATAAAAATGCAGGAACTAGAGAAGATTCTGGAAGAAATAGAACATCTTGAAAAAATACAGTTTTCAAGTTATACGAAACCGCTTATTACGATAGAAGATGTTGAAAAAATCATCCGCAAGCACATGAATGATAAAAGTGAAACTTACGCGTTTGACTTTGCAAACACTGAAGCGTTTGATTGTCCGTGCGGACGTCATTATGTACATTTAGCAATACCTCCTAAATTAGAGTTCTGTGAAAAATGTAAAGAGAAAGTTAGAAATAATAGAACTGATATATGTCCTAAATGTAGAAAAAAATTATACGAATATGAGAAAAAATATAATTGTGTTGTAGATATAGGGATGAATGGGTGTGATGGGGCGCGCGGGGAGAAATACATCCTACCGCACGGAGAAAGGAGAAGAAATTGAAACGAAACAGAATGGAGCACGAAAAGAAGATTGATACAGCGAATCACTATGACTGCCTGGAGACAGATGTGCGGGAAGATGCCAGGAAGAACTTCAAACGTCAGCCGTATAAGTCGGTTGATGTGGCGAAGTACATAGCGAAGAAGTTTGGGATTGGAGGTGAAGGCAATGGACAAGAAGATTCTTGAAGACTACATAGATGCCTGCGAGTTTATCAAGGAGACAGAAGCAGAGATCAAGAAGCTGGAGAAGAAAAAGAGGTTTGTTCAGGACAAGGTTCGGGGGAGTAATCCAGACTGGCCGTACGAAGAGCGGTCTTTTAGCCTGGGCGGATCGGTTGAGACGGCAGCAGATGCCTTTACGCTGGCAAGAGAGAAGAGGATCCTGGAGGAGCAGAGGAAGGTAGCTTCGGATCTGAAGCTTGGAGTGGAAGAGTGGATGAAGGAGATCCCCTTTCGGATGCAGCGGATCATCCGGTACAAGATATTCAGTGGACTGAGTTGGGAGGAAACGGCGACGCTAATGAAATGCAAGGGTGGCGGAGAGACAATTCGAAAAGAAGTACAGAGATTTTTGAAGAAAAATTGAAAGTTGTCCGTTTTGTCCCGGATTGTCCGGTTTTAAAATGCTATAGTATATGCTGAAAGAAGTGGATGACGTAATGTCTATGCGTTTCTCCAACTCATACTTATCGAAAAACTGAGAAAGACGCTTTGCATGGCAGAGCGTCTTTTGTTGCATAGTGGCATAAAATAGGATATTATAAAAGTAAATCAATTAAGTATGAGAGTGGGAATGACGATGGAAGAAAATTTGGAATATATGCTGGGTAGTTTAGATAATTATACGAATCAGGTTATTAACAGATTGGTAAAGAATTTAGTTACCAATGGAGTGGCAACAGAAAAAGAAGCGGAACAAGGTGAAAAAGTATATATTGGAGACAAATTATCAAAAAAGCAAGGTTTACGACATTGTCTTTCGATAAGCAGTTTGGCAGTTCAAAGTGTTGAAAAATGGGAGTTTGAAAAGAATTACAAATATTCCTTTTTTTTGACTCAAGAAAATTTTAGTGAAAAAAAATTAAAAAAACTTATAGAAAATGAAAAAGTAAAGTTGTATGATGATTTAAAAGGATATGAACCTTTATATGTAGTGGCTGAAAGGCCAACTGTGAGATTTTATGAGGACAATTTATATTTAAAATTCCTAATAAAGTTGAAAGCAACTGATACTGAAGGGAATCAAAGCAAATGTAGATATCCGATTATTGTTATAATTTATTCAAAGAGTGATATAATCGAAGTAAGGTTTGATTCAATGGGCTCAATGTATTATCGAGACAAGTTTAGATATGTATATGAGACTATTGCGTGGTTAAGAAATAATTTGGAAACAAATATAAAACTATTAGATTTAAGGGATGTTGCGTATTTTATTAGGGAAAATGGTAAAGATAATAGAGTTGTATTAGCAGCTCAAGATATGAGAATGGCGAATGGTGGAAAAGCAACAGTTGATGTCGGGAATGATGACACAAATGTTTTACCTTTTATCGGAGAATTAAAGGTATTGTTAGAGGAGTATAAAGAAGAGTTTGATAAAGCACCCATTATAAAAGACGCTTTAGAAGAATTTATTTATAATAAAGAAAATTTATCAGATTTTCCTTGGATTAAATTTAGATTTGAAGATAGAGATATTGAAGTAAAGATTACTTTTGACTATGGAAAAAGAAAAATTTCATTGCTTCAACATTATCAGAGTCAATTAGTTAAGAATGTTGGAAAGGAGAGAATGGATTATGTTACCTCATACCTACTTAAAGTTAGAAACAATATTAAAGAACTCTCCGATAACAACGAAGGAAATAAATAGTTTTTTGGATTTATTCAAACATTATAAATTTAGACAATGGATATATCCAGGGGCTATCCATAGAGTTACAAAAATTAATATAGAAAAAGTTTACTTCATTTTAAATGAAGCTGAGAAGGCGGGTGTTGTTGAGTCATATTTTGAAATCATTTGTTCAGAATGCAATAAAAGTGTTGGAAGAGTATATAAAAGTCTTGATGAGATACCAGATGAATATATTTGTGATAATTGTGATGCTATAATTAAGGGAATAGAAAATGTTGTATTAATATATAGGATGTTAAATAATGAGCAAGTTTAATGAAGGGCTTACACTTGAAGAAATACTAAAAATGCTAGATAGACTTCCGGGAGATATGGAGTGTTTTAATAGACTTGGATATTTATCGCAAGACTATTATAAAGATTATAAAACGCACTATGAATTATTTGTGGAAGTTAATGAGAATGGAGATGATTATACAAAAGCTGATAAGGGAAAAGCTTTAGAAAATCTAGTACAGTTATTATTTAAAGCTACTGGTAGTTATTATGAAGTATATGCTAATGTGAGAAATGGATCTAACGAAATTGACTTAATTTTAAAGTTATCTGACAAAGGGGTTACATTACATAAACTGTTAAATGAGAAGTATGATAAAATAATCGGAGAATGTAAGGACTATAAAAAAGCAGTAACGGTTACTTACATAGGAAAATTTTATAGCTTAATGGAAACAACAAATTGTAATTTTGGAATAATGTTTTCATATCATGGAATTTCTGGACAGAGTTGGGGTGGAGGAAGGGGTTTGATTAAAAAGCTATATCTGTTGTCTAATAGAAATCAATTTCGTACATATATACTTGATTTTAATAAAAATGATTTTGAAGAAATTCTTAAAGGAGAGAGCCTATTTAAGATGCTGGATAAGAAGTGCTTTGAGTTAGAGACAGGTGTTGATTGTCTGGAATATATAAGAAAGCATCCCAATGAAGATAAAATAAAAGCGATCGTAATTTAAGGCACCCTCCGGGGTGCTTTTCTCGTACAATAATAAACCAGAATTGAAGGTGGTGAAGTTGTAAAGAAACAAAGTAATATGATTCTGTGTTTATTCATACATAAATTTTAATATAAGGGGGAAAAGACGCATTTTGTTGAAGAACAGAACAAAATATGTTATAATAAACAATATCAAAGCTATTGTGTTGAGGAGTAGGTATGAGTGAAGAAATGAAAGCGTCTATTTTTTCTTTTATAAACATTATTGCAATAGGAATTGTTATTTCTGCAGCAACAAATCCAGTTGATGGAGTAATTGTTGCACTTATAATTATACTTTTAGTTTGTTTGCTTGCATGTTCACCATATGGAGGAATTTTAGCTAGGCTTTATATGAAAAGTAAAGGGCAACATTTAGCCGAAGGGAAGCAAGCTTTTTCCGAAAAATTATGGATTTTAAGTTTTGCCGCATATATGATAATTGCAAAAATCATAGGAATTATTATGGCAATAGTAATGTTTATTGGAAAGTTTATTATTGCTTTTTGTATCTGTATAGCTACAGGAAAATTGATAAACGGTGGATTAGTTGATTTTTGGGCCTCAAAGCAATATGCAAATGTTATCGTTGAAGTATATACGATTTGTACATCAATAACTGATAAGATACTTGAATTTATAATGCGAACAGAAGCTCAAGTTATAGGAATTCGGTATAGCGAATAAAAAAGCAGTAATAGAGAGCATCCGGGAAACCGGATGCTTTTTGAATGGGGGTGAGATATGAGACAGTTGAAAAATTTCTATAAATTAAAACAATGGGAGAAGAAAAGGGAACAGATACTTAGACGGGATCATTTTCAATGTCAGGAGGCAAAAAGGTATGGAAAGTATATGGAAGCAGTGATAGTACATCACATCTATCCATTAGAAGAGTATCCAGAACTTGCATTGAAGAGCTGGAATTTGATTAGCCTGTCGAAAGAATATCATAATCAGATGTATGACAGGAAGACAAATAAAATCACAGATGTTGGTGCGTATTGGCAGAGAAAAAGAAAAAAAGATTTTGATAAATGGAAAGAAAGGCACCCCCCTCCCTTTGTGAAAAAAGAAATCGGTATTGGAGAAACGGGCTAGAGGACTTTTTCCAATAGCGGGAATATTTGAAAATATTTTTTCCGGAGGAAAGGAAGTGGACAAAATTGGCAAAAAGTACGCCCACAAGGGACAGTATAAAAAAGAGGACGATCAATTACATGAAAGAGCTGGGAACCTATAAAATACAGTATAATCAAGTGGTTGAGGTTTATTCCGATATGCTGTACCAGTATAATATTCTAAGTAAAAAATTTGAAGAAGAAGGGTTTGAGGCAACTATCGATACAGAAAAAAGTGGTGGAAAAAAATCGCCAATTTTGGCAAGCCTAGAGAACCTGCGAAAGGATATTGGAACCTATTCGGACCGTCTGATGTTAAATGCTAAAACATACAATGCGGAGATAGAACTGCCGAAAAAAGAGAAGTCAGTATTTGCGAGGCTCTTAGAAGGGCAAACATAATACATGGATTTAACTAATATTTCTTCACCGCATTTTCAGACGGCTGTGAAATACGCAAAGAACATTGTATCGAAGAAGATTCTGGCAAATAAGGACCGGATTCTTGCATGTAATAGATTTCTAAAAGATTTGGAAAGATCGGATTTGGATTTCAGGCAGGAGCAATTTGATTTTGTGATTGCTATGATTGAGGGGACGATACATCATGTTCAAGGAGAAGATAAGGAAGGCAACAGCTACAAAGGGAAACTGATGAAATTAACAGATTGGCAGAAATTTGTAATTGTTAATCTGTTTGGTTTCTTCCGTAAAGGGACAGAGATCCGGCGCTTTAATGAAGCGCTTATTTTTTTACCCAGAAAACAAGGAAAAACCTCATTTAGTGCAGCTTTGGCAGAAGCGAAGAGCATCCTCGACAGGCGATCTGGGGCAAAAACATATATTGTGGCGAATTCCGTAAAGCAAACATTAGAGAGTTTCAATTTCCTGGTTGATAATGTGTTGGGTTTGAAACCGGATGTAAGGAAACTGAGAATCCGGGATAATAATCAGGAACATTCCATCGCGGTCGATTTTGGAGACGGTACAGCGGATATTTTCGCTATTGCAAATCAGGAAGATAAGTTGGATTCATTGAACTGTAATTGTTTGATCCTGGATGAGCTTCATTCTTGGAAACGCGCCGGAGCAAAGAAATACACATTGATGAAAAACGCGATGAAAGCATATCGGAATAAATTGTTGATTGGAATATCGACCGCGGGAGATATTCCAGACGGATTTCTTGCGAATAGACTGGAAACATTACAAAAGGTGTTAAATGGAAGTATAACAGACAAGACATACGATTCCTATTTCATATTTATTTGTAAGGCGGATCAAGATGAGGAAGGCAATATATTAAATAGCAAAGGTAAGATCACAAGGATGGATGATCCGGAAGTTTTGCGGATGTGCACGCCATCAATCGGTGTAACGGTTACTCTGGAAGATTTGATTTCCGATGCGGAGCAGGCAATGAATGAACCACAGTTAAGAAACGAATATCTAAATAAAACGCTGAATATCTTCACGAACGCATTGAACGCCTATTTTGATATCAATGAATTTCGGGCTTCGGATAACCAGTATGAATGGACATTAGAAGAACTTGCCAAGCTTCCGATTAATTGGTATGGAGGAGCGGATCTGTCGAAATTGCATGATCTGACATCTGGTGCCCTGTATGGTTCTTATAAAGGTGTGGATATCTGTATTACACATGCGTTCTTTCCAAGAGCTGCGGCTGTGAGAAAAGCGGATGAAGATGGGATCCCACTTTTTGGATGGGAAGAAGATGAGTGGCTTACAATGAGCAATACAGCGACAGTACTTCCGGACGATATTGTAAATTGGTTTCTAACTATGAAGAAAAAAGGATTTCGCATCAAAAAAGTGGGATTTGATAAAAAATTCGGACGAGAATTTTTTCTGAAGATGAAGAAAGCAGGATTCAGAATTCAAGACCAGCCTCAATATTTTTATGTGAAATCCGAAGGATTTCGACACATAGAGGTGGCAGTTAAAAATAAGAAATTTTACTATGTACATTCCGAAGCATTTGAGTATTGTGTGCAGAATGTGCGAGCAATCGAAAAGACAGATGACATGATACAGTACGAAAAAGTGGATGGAGATGGCGGTGTTCGAAGAATAGATCTATTTGATGCCGGAGTTTTTTCATGTTGCCAATATCTTGAAGATCTGGCGCTTGGAAATGCGGCAAGCAAATGGCTGAATAGATAGCGGTAAAAAGAGGTGAGGGTATGTCAAAAAAAAAGAAGAAAAACAAGATTCGTTCTGATCCACAAAATGAGAGTAAAGTATTCGTTTATAAGGGCGCAACATTTTCAGATTTTATCTTGCCATCAGGATACGTCCGGCTGTCAGAGAATCCAGAAATCCGCGCGGCTTGCCAAAAAATAGCAGATTTAGTATCTGGGATGACTATTCACCTGATGGAGAATAAGGAGAGTGGAGACGTCAGAATCAAAAATGAGTTGTCAAGGAAAATAGATATCGAACCCTATTCTTTAATGACAAGAAAAGCATGGGTGTTTAATATTGTCTATTCTATGCTTCTCCCAGGTGATGGAAATGCGGTAGTGCTTCCGATTATGGAAAATGGACTGATTCGGGAATTAAAATCCCTTAGGCCGAATGGAGTTAGCTTTATGGAAGAAAACGGTGGTGATTCATATAAGATTCTATATGAAAACAGAGAATATGAGGCTGATGAAGTATTGCATTTTACGATCAATCCAGATCCAGAACGGCCGTGGAAGGGGACAGGATATCGTATACCGTTAAAAGACGTGGCGAATAACTTGAAACAGGCAAATGCGACAAAAAAGACATTTATGAGTGGGCAGTATATGCCAAGCGTTATTATAAAGGTGGATGCAAATACAGAGGAACTTGCGACCGAAGCAGGCAGGGCACAGGTAAAAAAGAAATATCTTGGAGAAGCCAAACCAGGTGAACCATGGGTGATTCCGGCTGAATTAATGGAAGTATCAGAAATAAAACCACTGTCCTTAAAGGATATCGCAATCAACGAATCGGTGGAGATAGACAAACGTACAGTAGCAGCATTGCTGGATGTACCAGCTTTTATTTTAGGAGTAGGGACATTCAATAAAGATGAGTACAACAACTTCATCAGGACCAGAATTAAAGCGATTGCGGATACTCTGCAGCAGACTTTGACGAAAGGACTGATATTAAATCCAAACTGGTATTTCAAGTGTAATTCAAAGAGCCTTTTAGCTTATGATACAAGAGAACTTGCTGAGATTGGTATGAATCTTTATATCCGTGGGATTTATACAGGAAATGATGTATTGAACTTGATTGGGGATTCGCCAAAGGAGGGGCTGGATGAACTGGTTATTCTGGAGAACTTTATTCCACAGGGAATGATAGGAGAGCAAAGTAAGTTGAAAGGTGGTGATGGAAAAAATGGAGGAACGTAATAAAAAAAGTCTGACAAGGACGGCGAAAACGGATTTCCAGACCAGGGATGAGAAAGAAGCCGGCAAGGTGATAGAAGGATATTTTGCTGTTTTTAATTCAGAAACAGAATTGTGGCCGGGAGCATATGAGGAGATTGCCCCAGACGCGTTTAATAATACACTTGGAAATGATATCCGGGCATTAGCTAATCATGATACTACATTGGTGTTAGGACGAAATAAATCTGGAACACTGAGGCTCGCAGTGGATTCACACGGCTTGTGGGGAGAAATCCATGTCAATGAAAAGGATTCTGACGCAATGAACCTTTACGAAAGGGTAAAACGTGGAGATGTGGATCAATGTTCGTTTGGATTTAACATCCTGAAAGAAGAAACCGACTGGCGTGAGGATGGGACAGTGAAGTGGAAAATTGAGGAAATCGATCTGCATGAAGTTTCCGTATGCACGTTCCCGGCCTATGAAGACACAGGAATACAGGCAAGGCATAAAGAGTTAGAACAACATAGAGAAAAACGTATGCAGCAGTGGAAACATGAACAGTTGAAGAAAATAGGGAGGTAAACAGATATGGCATTAAAACAGATTATGCTGGCGAAGAAAATCGAAGGAAAGGAAAGAGAGCTTGAGAACCTCCGGAATCTGACAAAACAGTTTGAAAAAAGAGAAAAGGAACTGGAGACCGCGATCAGCGAAGCAAAGACAGAAGAGGAGCAGAGAACAATCGAGGAAGAGATTGACAAATATACCAAGGAAAGAGAAGCTCATGACAATAAGGTAACTGAGGCGGAAAAAGAATTAGAAGGGTTGCGGGAGGAGGAAAACGAGTTGAATAGAGGAAAGCCGGGAAAGGGAGAAGGTCATAGAAATCTCGGGAGGGGAAGTGAAGAAGCGAAACTTGAGGAAGCGAGAGCGGAAATTAATGCTTATGTAAGATCCAGAGGACAGATGAGGGATGGATTTACGTCCGTAGATGGTGGAGCGTTGATTCCAGAAGAACTGCTGACTCCGCAGATGAAGCCGGAAGATGTGGTTGATCTCAGAAATTATGTAAAGATTGTGTCTGTAAATAGCGCGTCAGGAAAATATCCGGTGATTGCGAAGTCTGGAAGCACAATGAATACAGTAGCGGAACTGGCGGAAAATCCAGAACTCGCAAATCCGGAAATTGAAGAAATTGAGTATTCCGTACAGACAAGAAGAGGATATATTCCGATTTCTCAGGAAGTAATTGACGATGCAGATTATGATGTAACAGGTCTGATTAGGGAGGAGATCTCCTCACAAGCACGCAATACAACGAATAAGGATATTGCGGCTGTGTTAAAAAAGGCAACTGCGAAAGAGGTAATAGGGGTAGACGGGCTGAAGGATCTTGTCAATAAAGACATTAAAAAGGTATATGCAGTAGGGTTTTACATTTCCGCCTCTTTGTATGCGGAACTGGACAAGCTGAAAGATAAGAATGGAAGATACCTTCTTCAGGATTCGATCACGGCGGCAAGCGGAAAGCAGTTGCTTGGGCGACCGGTAATCGTTTTGGATGATGATATGATTGGAACAGAAGCGGGAAATCTAGTTGGATTTGTTGGAGATGCAAAAGCATTTTGTGCCTTTTTTGACCGGAAACGCACTAGTGTGGAGTGGATCGATAACCAGATTTATGGAAAGCTTTTAGCAGGGATTATTCGCTACGATGTAGAAAAAACAGATGAAGATGCGGGATTTTATATTACATATAAAAATAGTACGGAGGGAAACTGATAGACCCGTCAGTAGTTAGCGTTCCACCAGAGACAGATCAAATATATGGGAAACTGGTATCTGAGATGATTAGTAACACTGCCGTTCTGGTTGATGGCAGCGTTACAGGAACGTTGAAATACGTGACGGGCTATACTGGGTTTAACCAAGAAAAGGAGGAAGAACAGGAAGGGTATTTCTTCCCGTTTATGCTTGGAGGAAGCGGTACATCTATGACATTCAAAAAGAATGGAATGGTATCAAAGGAAGCAATTCCGTGGGAGAAAACGAACGTATTCAGAGTGACGCAAGAAGACACATTTACTGTATTGGTAGATGATAATGAAATCGTTACGTTTAACTTTAAAAAAGCCAAATTTGAGGAAGTGGAGGGAGCATAATGAAATATATCGTAATCAAAAAATTTCGTGATTTGAAGGACGAAGGACGCATTTATAATGTTGGTGATGAGTATAAAGGAAAAAAGACAAAAGCACGGATTGACGAATTGGCAACGGATAAGAACAGGATTGGAACCCCACTGATTAAAAAAGAAGAGTAATTTATGTGGTGGAGGAAAGAATGTTGAATGAAGAAATCATGCCATTATTAAAAGCGAGACTGGGAATTTCGACAGACGTAAGGGATAAGCTTCTGAAAGCATTGATTGATGGAATCATATCGGAATGTAAAAATACGTATGGGATTGAACTGGATGAGTGGCCGGAGCATATTATGTTTGTTTTGGATTGGGCTACATGGAAATACCAGCATCCGGAGGATGGAACGACACCAAGGAGTATCCAGTACCGACTCAAAAATATGATCATACAAAAGGAGTGCAGGAACGATGAATCTGACTTGGGATGAGGAAGTAATTCTGGTTGGAAATTCAGGCTTCATTGAGGATGAACTAGGGCAGCAGATACCACAAATAAGCGAAAGAACGGTGTCGTGTTGCAGACTTCCGGTATCAGGCGTCGAATTTTATAAGGCAGGTCAAAATGGAATTGAGATTTCAGAGATGCTTACGGTACACCCATATGAATATGGCGGAGAAAACATCGTTATTTTTCAAGGAAGAAAACTTCGGGTGCTTCGGGTATATCGGAAAAATCTGGAAGAATGTGAGCTTTCTTGTACGGAGAAAGTAGGTGATCGAGATGCCGAGAGAGGGGATTCGGCCAGAAAAACTTGCGTTTGAGATCGAAAAGCAGCTAAAAGAATACACCGATGAGATAAAAGAAACAGTCTGGGATATCGCGATGGATGTGTCAGAAGATGCGGTAAAGAGACTGAAAGAAGAAAGCCCTAAGGGAAGGCGGAGTGGGAAATATGCCAAAAGCTGGACCCGTACTACAGACCGAAATGGGATCATTATTCATGCTGGGAGAGGAGAGTATCGGCTGACCCATCTTCTAGAAAAGGGGCATGCATTGAAAAGAGGGGGAAGAAAAGTTGGGAAAAGTCCAGCATATCCACATATTGAAAAGGTGGAGAAAGAGTGTGTGGAACAGTATGTGGAGGAAATAGAAAGGAGATTAGGACAATGACATTGCCAGAGCTGAAAAAAGTGTTGAATACGCTGGGATTGCCGCTGGCATATCTGAAATGGGCTCCGGGCCAGGTACCGGAACTTCCCTACATACTGTATTATGCGGATGAGGATATCGGCTTCTATGCAGACGATGAAGTTTATAATGAGGGGTATGCGGTTACGATCGAAGTATACACAGAAGAGAAAAAGCTGGATTTGGAAGAACAGGTAAAGAAACTATTAAATGAAAACCATCTTGTTTATGAATCTTATGAGGATTATTTGGATTCAGAAGAGATGTTTTTAAAAGCTTATGAAATTAGAATTTAGGAGGAAATTATGCCAGGAGAAGCAAAGAATAAAGTTGAGTTTGGATTAAGAAATGTACATTATGCGGTAATTACAGAAGGGGACGACGGAGCCATTACTTACGGAACACCAACGAAAATTCCAGGTGCGGTGTCCATTACGATGGATAAAAGTGGAGATATGGTTCGATTTAAGGCAGATGATATTGACTATTATACGGCCCCGAATAATCAGGGATACGAAGGTACTTTGACAATCGCCAGGACGCCGGATGAATTTAGAAGCGATGTGCTTGGTGAGGAAAAGACAGATGGAGGTGTGATGATTGAGAGTGCCGATGCAAAAACAAAAAGAATCGCACTGCTCTTTGAGTTCCAAGGGGATGTAAAAGCCACAAGACATCTGTTGTATTATTGTTCTGTTGACAGACCCTCTATTTCAAGTACAACAAAAGACAGTGGGGATCCAAATACGACAGAACTTGCCATTGTAGCTAGTCCGCGGCCGGATAATAATCTTGTCAAAACGAAAACGACAGAGACTACCACAACACAAATTTATGATAACTGGTATAAAAAGGTATATGAGGAAGAGAGTGAAATAGAATCGGCGTAAAGAGGGAATGGGAGATGTTATTTTTGAAAGGAGTACGGAATGGAGAAAACGGTATATATTGATGAAAAACCAGTACGTCTTAAATCAACTGCGGCATTACCAAAAAGGTATAAGGCACAATTTAGAAGAGATTACTTTGCGGATTTGCTTAAAATTGCGAAAGTATTTGGTTCAGGGGCAAAAAAGAGAGCAGATTTACGCACAATCAGTTTTGACGATTTAAACCATTTTGATATGGATGTATTGTATGATATTGTTTGGACGATGGCGAAATCGGCAGATCGCACAATTCCAGATCCGATGGAATGGTTAGATGGATTTGAAACGTTTCCATTAAAGGAATTGCTCCCTGAAATCAAAGATCTGTTGGAAAATTCCATGCCACAAAGTAAAAAAAAATAAATGATCAGGACTCTTCTGGTGATGAAATGTTCACGGTAGAGTCCTTTTCTTATGTTTGTAAGCAGTGTGGTCTTACTACAGAAGAAATGGAGGAAATGACGATCGGAGATTGTTTGGATTTCATTCAGGAATTTGTGGATAATCAAAAGAAAACAGGGGAGACAAAAGAAAAAGTACGGAAAGCGACACAAAAAGATTTTGATAGCTTCTAAAGGGGTGAACTATGGCAACTAAAAAAATAAAGGGGATCACAATAAAGCTTGGAGCAGATACCAGTGCCATCGATAAAGCGCTTAAAGATATCAATCACACATCCGCTGGGTTAAATACAGAGTTGAAAGAAGTAAATAAACTGCTGAAATTCGACCCAAAGAATACAACACTGATCGCACAGAAACAAGAAATTCTTGCGGATGCGGTCGAAAACACGAAGAAGAAATTAGATGCGCTGAAGCAGGCTCAATCAGAAGTTGAAAAGCTTTTCAAATCCGGAGAAATTGGGATAAATGAATATCGGCAATTTCAAAGAACGTTGGAGGAAACAGAACAATCACTGAAATCTTATAAGCAGCAGCAGGGGAGATTAGAGCAAGAACAGAAAAAATTGGGGGAGAGTACAAAGCAACTCCATACTTTATTGGAAGCAACAGGAAAAAGCCTGGACGAGTTCCAAGATATTTTAGGATCCAAACTAACAAATGCATTGAAAAACGGCACAGCCAACAGTGATGAATTAACGGTAGCAATCAATAAAATCGGGAAAGCAGCCCTGGGATCGGATACAGATCTTGGGAAAATGCGTGACGCACTGAATCAGATTGATGAAGGATCGATCGGCGATGTGCGTAGAGCCTTGGAGGAGCTGTCCAGTCAATCAGAGAAAACGGAAGAAGATCTGAGCAAGATTGGAGAAGGTGTCGCAACTGGAAATCTCTTGGATGCGGCAGATCAGTTTTCCGAAGTTGGGGATAAGGTTCTTGATATAGGAAGCAAGGCTTTGGAAACGTCGCAGGATTTAGAAAATGCTTCAAAAAAAGTAAACGCATATTTCGGAGAAACAGGGGCGGCAGCGCAGGAAAATGCAGATATTATCAAAAGAGTGTATGAAAGTGGTGTAGGAGGCTCTCTCGAAACCGTGGCAGATGCGGTAATAGCTGTAAAGGAGAACCTGGAGGGCTTGGACAACGTAAGTCTTGAAAAAATTGTATCGCAGGCGGTCACACTGGAAGAAATCTATGGAATAGATATGAATGAATCTCTCCGTGGTATTAACGCTCTAATGGAGTATTTTGGACTGGACGCCCAAAAAGCAATGGATCTTCTTGTATCGGGGACACAGAATGGACTTGATAAGACAAACGAGCTGGGAGATAATCTGTCAGAATATTCCGGGAAATTTGCGGAAGCAGGATATTCGGCAGAGGAATACTTTCAGTTATTGGAGAATGGACTGGATGCGGGTGCTTACAATCTGGACAAGGTCAATGACGCAATCAACGAAGTGACGACAAGGATTGCGGATGGGACGATCGAAGACTCCATGTCTAAAATTGATGAAAAAACAGGGGAATTGGTAGAAGGAACGGGAGGATGGAGTAAGTCCGTCGAAGACGTGTTTAAAAAATGGCAGAATGGTGAAGCCACACAAAAACAAGTAATAGATGCAATTGTTCAAGATATTCAGAACACAGAAAATCAACAGGAGAAATTAAATAAATCGGCTCTTGCTTTTGGAACAATGGCGGAAGATGGAAGTACCAAATTTGTATCTGCCCTTACCACTGTAGGGGACAGCTATACAGATATAAGCGGGAAAGCTGCCCAGATGCAGAAAGAAACAACCACCTCCGCACAGGAGATGGAAAGTGCGGCCAGAAGAATCCAAGACGCTTTCGCTCCAATTGGTGGGGATCTGGTGGATATGCTAACACCGGCGCTGGAAGTCCTGGCAGAGTTAGCGGAGATGTTTTCCAGTCTGCCAGAACCAGTGCGAAATTTTGTCGAAATTTTAGGTGGGATTGCGGCGGTAGTCGCTGTGATTACACCGATTATAGGGGCAATTACTATATTGAATGGTGCGCTTGTAACTCTCGTGGGAATAGGATTGGCACCGGTATTGGGAATTGTCGCGGCGGTTTCAGCAGCGATTGTAGGAATTATAGCTGTCATAAAAAATTGGGGAGCTATTACAGATTGGTTGTCAGAAAAATGGGGATCGTTTAAAGAGTGGATTTCCGGACTTTGGGAAAGCATTGTAGAATCAGCATCTGAGACATGGGAAGGAATTAGGACATTTTTTTCCGACTTGTGGACAGGTATTTCAGATACCGCATCTGGAATTTGGACGGGAATGTCGAATACA